TGGCGTTATCCGCACTTGTATAAGCAACAACCGCTGCGTCCTGAACGGCGTTACCCGCATTGTCGAATACAAATCCTGATAGCGTTACAGATGTTGTTGCCATGTTATTACCTAACTAAACCTGGATCGGTCTATTCCTGCAAGGGCATCGGCTACGATAGCCCTGGCATCATCGATCAAATCATCCTCGTCTACAAATATAAGTTTTATTCCCATTGATGCCAGATATTCTCTAGTAAGTATGTCTGACTGTCTAACGGCTGCGCCCTTTTCGTAATGGTAGAACACTCCCTGCACATTTATTGCAATGTCGGGCGGGTTATATATTTCAAAATCTATCACTCTTCCACCTTTTTCCTGTCTGCCGCCCGATGTCTGTGACTGATACCTAAAGTCTATATCAGGCTGTAACCCCAGTTTTAACAATGCCTGCCAGCAAAGATACTCCGGTCCGCTACCCGACCACCATTCAGGTGTAGGGATAGTTGGAATAGTCTCAGCCATTACGTTTCAACCAGTTGTAGCTGTATCTGCGACCTTTCATCTAGTCCAGTAAATTCAAAGCCCGAAGCACTTACAAGATCCACGTTATAAGTCCTGTCGGAATCGTTGTCCTTGTAGGTAAACGGAACAAGCGTATTCGTGTTAATAACAGTTGTTATGTCATCCATCATCTGCTTGGGAGTACTGCCTCTAAATGCCTTGGCCGCATCGACATTGACGCTGAACCCAAACTTGGGCGGGATCTTCTCTCGCCACCTTAATTCAACCAGGTTTAAGTCCGGGCTACTATCTGCACTATTGGTTGCAAGAGCGGCTTTGAACTTAATAGATGCAAACTCAACACCTACACCGGACGCAAACTCATAGGTCGTAGTGCCGTTAGACGTAATAGTCCCTAATGTCGTATACGATTCGGTAAAGTCCGTAGCAAAAGAAATCACTATATTTACATTGGAAGAACATCCCGACGTAACAGCGCGGAAGCTGATCGCAGTCTTATTACCCGCTGCATCTCCACCGTCAAACCACGGTGTCTCAAGAGTTCCGCCACCCGTGTCGTACTGGAAGTCGGTGATCTCGTCAGGATTTATAACGTCCGGGGATAACTCGATCCAGTACATCGTAGAACCAGTACCAAACCAGAGCCGATACTCGTTATACGCGCTGCCCACACTGCCTGAGTTAAGCCCGGTGTTATCCCCTCCCGTCCACTTAACCTCCCAGGACTGTTCGTTATAGCCCAGTATCGTAGATGTTCCCTTACCACCAACTACGCTTGGATCAAGACCGGAAAATATTCCATCGCCACCCACTATGTCGTAAGTAACTTCAGCTATATCAGCGTTTACGAGTGCAATTAGATCGTTGTGTGTGCCGATTAGCTTCAGGATCTGGCCTTGATATGTACTTGGAACACCGTGGTCTTTGTCGAATCCGACAAGGCTTACAACAGCCGTATTAGAACCTGTCTGGTACTTGTAGATAGCATTGCCTGCTGGAAAGTAGATAGAATCACGCCAGACTATTGCGCCTGTTCCTGATTGAGTGTGGAAAGGTATCCTTAACTCTGTCTCTTCCCACCTGTTATTAGTCTCGTCGTAAGCCCATAACCCTACTTTAGTAGCGGCATAGATAATCGGGCTACCACCAGCATCTCGATAGACCATCAGCGATGTTACATAGCCGTTAGGTAACGGTATCTGCGCCTTGAGAGTTGGCGTATTAGTAGGGCCTGATGCCCAGTTTTTCAATACGCCTGCTTTGCTTATACCCCAGAGCGTTCCATGCCAGACTGCAAAGTAATCGACCTTATCCCCGGATGCTGTTTTATTTGTCGCTGATGTCCCGTTAGTCGTATACGAGTATCCGGTATCGCCCTGAGCAAAAATAAGGTAGCTGGTTGGAGTAGAGTCAGTAAACACGATTGTCTCAGAAGTAGGACTCGTCAGGTTAAAGGCTGCGGAAGCAGGCCATTCATCATTGGTGTTTTGATACTTATACAAATCACCATCTGCAAATAAGGCGTAGATGTTTGATGAAGCCTCTCCAGTTACCTGGAACTCGGTAATGTTTTTTAACTCACCTACATGATCATTGGTTGCTGCCGTAGGTTTTCTCGGGAGAAGCACGTGTCCCTTGAATCGGATCTGGCAATTAGTCCACCAAGCCCTGTCAACAGATCCCGGGTCTAACCCACGGTTCCAACCAATACCGCCACGAAAGTCATTCTGCGTAAGGATAGAAGCCCTTGGGTCAGCACCACGCTGTGTGTCACCGATGGTAAATCTTGGAGCAGCGATGCTTACAAGGGTCTTGCGTACAGGACCGGCAATCTTGTAACGCTTGCTGTTAAGAAGGATTTCATTGTCACCTATAACAGAAGCCATTAGTCCACCATCTTAGTGCCGGGTCTAATCGCAGGAAGTGAACGCTCTGCCTGAGCGGCTATGCCTTCAAAGAAAGCTGCGCGCCTGTCATTGTCATCGGGGTCTGTCGTCCTGCCCCTTGCAAGGCTAAATAACGCCTTGCTCGTAGCCCGTGCTGTAATGAGGTCAGGGTCTAAGGTTGCCGTGTCCGAGTCAGCGGTCAGGAGAGATGGCAGCTTGTACCCGATCAGGCGTATGAGGTTATACCCCACTTCTTTTCTAGCTGACTCAGATAAAAAGACTTTTCTAGCTTCTCTATCTACCCTGTAAGTACCCGACCATAACCTGTTGTGTACAGCAGATTCTGTATCGACCGCTTTGATGTCGTTGATCCAGATGTATCTCGTGCCGGTCGTTGCATACTTTAAACCAACAGAAATGATCGCATCGTCTTTTTCAGGGGTTGCTAAAGAAACCCGACAGTAAGTCCATGTTCGTGCGCTCAATGCAGGAACGGCAAGTGTTTCTACTATAGTCCCAAGACTAGCTGCACTGCTTAGGCATAGAGTTATATTTCCTGCACTGGTAGCAGTAGAGGATTTCATCCAGAACTCAACTGTGTCGTAGCCTCTAAGGTCTAAGCTTGATATAGCGTGAGAAGTTAGAATGTCTCCTGAAGCTACCGTCCCACTATTTGTATCTGTCAGCAACCGTAATGAAGCACTGCCTGCCTTGAAGTCTTCAGTGTCTTTTACAACCGTGACATTAGTATCTGTTTGCTCTGTCCATGCAATGTTTGCTTTTTGTATTTCCTTACCTGAATACTGATGCCTGTAGTCAACTTGGGAAACAGCAACCATTGCGGATGGGATATCGTGACGGCTGTCTCGGATATGGCCGTGATTAGAGATATCTTCATCGATTACCAATCCACGGGAAGTACGCTGGGTAATCGCCTGATTGATAAATTCGTGGATACGGTCTGGTGGAAACTCAGACCTCCAGTATTCGTAGGTGTCATCGGAAGATGTAGAACCTGCTGCTGGCTTGAAGGTGAATGTACCCGTTGAACTGGTGTAGTCAGTTACGCGACGAATAACTCCATCATTGGCACCGGAGGTAAATACAATCCAGCCACCGTTATATTCGTCATCTCCGCCAAGAGTGCTGGCATCAACGATTGTTGTAGAACTACCCGTGCCTGTTGCAGAACTTGATGGGGGCTGGTCGAGATTGGCAGCAATAGATCGGCGTATTTGTTCTCTAGTTCTGCTTTGTATTGCAGCCACGATAACCTCTAATTATTGTTGCGCTTATTCCTGCGCCAGTCTGCTATAGACCTCAACGCCCCTTTAAGGTCATTCATTTTTTCTCTAGTTACAGATTGCGTCGGCTGTGCAGCCTTTGCTTCTGTCTCTGCTTGTTCGGTTGCCTTGTGCAAAATCTCGTCAAGTTGATGCCCGGTGAGTCTGCTTGCACCTGGAATATACACAGGTTGCCCGTTTGGGCCGACGTTGAAAGTGTCTTCTTCCATCGTACCCATAACGCGCTCTAAATCTTCAGGGGGACTGACCTGGCGAAGGTTACGTCTTTGATTTCCTGCGGACACAGGAAGCCACAACTTCGCCTTTGCCATGCCAGCCCTCCTAAATGATTACGGCCTAATGTTCAACATGACAAGCCCGCAGTCACCAGCTATTGATACAACACCCATAGCCGTACCAATCGAAACTTGGTCAGTTGCCCCTGAAGAATCCCAGAGAGTCGCTGAACCATCCTGACCAGAAATTTGGCTAACCGCAACACCATCACCGACTATCAATATGGTAGTCCCGCTAACTAAAACAGATGACGGCCCCGCTGTTTGCAGCCAACAGTAATAACTTGCCGTTACAGGAATAGTTGTTACACCTAAAGGCCCGGTAGTCATAGTACCGTCACCGTCAATGACTTTAACGGCAGTGTACGGGTTGTAAACCAACTGCGCTTCCGATGAAGTTGTAAGGGCAGTTCGTATCCCATCTGGCTCATCAACAGTGATGGCAACAGTGTTGTCAACAGATGCGTCATGGAGTGGGTGAGACTTAATCCTGTAAACCTCGCCTGCGCCAGCTTCGGCATTAAAGACTAAATACCCGTCTTTATACTGATCTTTGGTTAGGTCAGTCGTAGGAACTTCTATGTTGACCGACAAGGAACCTGCTGCTGTAGCAGCGGTAGCTGTCAAGTCCATGTCATGGTCGCCCACAAGTGCCGAGCCATCTACAATCTGTCCTGCGCTAGTAATAGCAGCAGAACTGTTCTGTGCGTAGTAGAAAACTCTACCATCAGGCAGGACTGCCTTTGTGCCAAGCCTCTGCTTTTGGTCAGAAGTCTCTACTTTTTCCTGTCCGTACCCTAAATGTATGGTGAGTGGAAATGCCATTTTAATATCCCTCCTTGGGATAAGTTTTGAGCAGGTTCTAAGCCCTGCGATAGTCCGATGTTATAAGGCTCGGTCTATCGTTACACCTTTTTCAGACGTTGCAGAAACCTTGGCGGGTTGCTGCTCAGTCTTTTTTTCAGGAGGACTCTTGCGGAAGCCTCGCTCTAAGTATACGTCTTCAAACGAAACAGGAAGGTTGGGACATTCAACCCATTCATCCCTACTGCCACTGGTTTTCCAGTAGGATCTTTTTTTAACCCCACGGACAGTCATACCTTGTAAGCCAGATTTAACCACAAGAGCCTCCTAATAAAAACCGAATTAACTGTTGTTAGTTACCGGGTTGCCGACTTCATAACGAACAGAAGAACCACGGGTGTCATCAACTTCAAAGACTGCGTAGTCTTCAGTGACAACTATCTCATGCGCTCGCAGGGAAATGTCCCGCTCACGCTCTTCTCGCCTTGCCCTAGCAGCAAGATGACCCATAGCTGTCTTGTCAGCGATAACTCCGTAACCAGAATCAGACGTACCAATCTTGGCGATGTTTCCATCCTCAAAGAACGGGACACCGGAAAGCTTAATGCCTGTCCAGTAATCCTTTACCGCTGGCTTGTTGAAAGCATCGGGGAGCGGGTAAGTAGACAGAGTATTACCAACGTCTGTTGCCAGCTTCCAAAGTGCGTTAGGGTGGTGAACGACAAAGAGGTCGCTACCAAACTGATCTGCCTTTGCGGTAGCAATTATTGCAGAAGCGTTTGCCAGATTTAAGCTTTTATCGTCTGCGCCAAGTTCTGTTCCGCCATTAAGCGAAGGGAACAGGGCAATGATGTCGTTGTCTTTCTTGCGAGCCATTGCGTCACCCATCTGGCGACCAA